CTACAGCGTACTCGCAGATTTCAAAATGATGATGTTGTGTGTCGTGATAACCGACTATGTAATGCTTTTGTTGTGTTAGGGGCATGATTGTTTCAATCCCGTACTACACTTATTTATAGCATACTTAAGTAATTTTGCCTACTTATATGTGGGCTCACACACTAGTTTAGAGAACTTGAACAACTCCCACACAATCAGGAATTTCATTTAGTATTTTAGATTCTATACCCTGTTTTAATGTCATAGCACTCATAGCACATGTCTCACACGCACCACCTAATCTTACTTTAACATACCCTGTTTCCTCTTCTATCTCTACAAATTCAAGGAATCCTCCATCTGCCTCAATATATGGTATGAGTTCTTCTAGAACTTTTATTACATTCTCTTCAGTCAGTTCCATCCTCTTCTAATTCCTCAATTCTTTCCTTTAGTGATTTATGTAAAGAATCACCTAAATTATGAAGTTCTGGAGAATCTAATTTAAATCTAGGATCTTGTTCTTTTTTGGGTTCATCAAACCTAACAACCAAAAGTTCATCACCAACTTCTACTTCTTCCATTTCTGGATGTTGCTGTCTAGTAACATATCTTTTCTTCTCTGTTATATTATAGTTTACTCGTGAAATATCAAGTTTATTAATATCACTTAGATTTTTAAAGATTAGTGCAAATGCTGCACCTAACATAGCAAGACATATTAGTATGTACAGTATTGCAAATATCATAAGAGTATAGCACCTATAATAAATCCTTTAGCAAATGCAAGGCAAAGTGTTTGATACTCAGACAAGTTGTACTTATCTTGCAACTTCTTTATGAGTTTCTTATCCCATTCTACAAAAGAATCAAAGGATTTTTTTATATTAAAATTCCACATATTTTCTTACTTTTTTATTATTTATTTCAAGATACTCTAAACTAATACCTTTATGTTTTAATAACACTCGTTTTGCTTCGGTCATCTTTTTATCATAAAAGATGATCGGTTCTTCTAATCCTATGTCGCCACTCATTATTCTTCCTCCTCTATTGGATTTCCCATAGTCAAATAATCAATTTGTTGTTTCAAAAATTCAATTTCGTTTTTAAGTTCTTTCTTTTCTATTTTCAGCTGCTCAATTTCTTGTTCGTAAACGATAATCATTTGTTCTAATTGAAGGACATCATTCTCTAAATCCCATCGTGCTTTGGGATATGGGTCGATCATTTTTCCTAATTAGTTAGTTATTTAAGGTTTCCTTAACAATTTTTATTAAAATCTTTAGCCATATTTCCACCTATTTCAGCTCCTTGATCGCCACCAAACATTGTAACCCAACCAGCAGCAAGCCACCCAACAAAAGGAATACCACTAAGGGTAGGAGCAGCAGCAGCACCAACACTAGACCCAACCAAGCGTCCTGATTGTTCTGCTCCACCGATTGCTTTGATACATTCGGCAGTCTTGGCACTAATCTTTTTTTCGCCAGGAACTCCTAATGCTGAAGGATCAATCCATGCTGATTTGGTTGATACAGGACCTCCATGATGGAGAGCACCATCCATTGTATATTCCTGAACTACTTGTGTTTTTTCATTTGCAAGTCCTAAGAATCCACCTTTTCTTACTAAATCTTTAGTAGTAATCATAGTCTTAGGATCATTTGCTTTGTAACTAATACTATAACCATCTAATCCTGCAATCACATCATAGGAACTATAAGGACCAACATCAGGGAGATTTATTTTAGGTAGTGAATTTTCTGGTTTACGATTAGAAATAAGACCAATCATACCAATATGAGAAATACCAACGATACCACCCAATCCTAAAGCGATCCATTTAGACCAATTAATTTTTTTATCCATAATCTAACCTTTATTTACAATTTGAATGATTCCGAATTATCGGTGGTAATTTTTATAGGTGCTTGTTCAATTCTAATTGTTTGAACAGGACCACCAGTTCCAGCCTTAGCGATAATTGCCTCTATATCTTTTGCTGTAAGAGGAGGTTTTCCACCATTAGCACCATTACCATTCATCTTCATAGTACCATCGTTACTCTTTTTAGCTGTCTGAACTCCGAATGTGGCTAGGACCCCCGTAAATACCGAAGCTATGAAAGTCGGATCGATTTTTTGTTGTGGAAGTTTAGGAATTGTAACATAATTTAATGTCAATATTCCACCACTCCAAACCAAAATACCAAGTCTGACAAATGTACTGACTATGGCAAGTTGCTCATCGTGATCTGGTACGATAGCATCTCTTAATCTACCAAGAGGACTTTTCTTTTCTTCTTTGGTTTCTTCTTCAAGAATTTCTTCTTCCTTTACTTCTTCTGCCATGCTATTACAATATCTGTCTACTATATAGCAAGTTTAATTCTTTCTTATTGGAACCTCAAGTGTCCAAGATGAAGACTCTAATTTAACTAGATCAAAATTCTTTTCAAAATACTGCTTTCTTTTCTTTGCTTCTGCTTCTCTCTTATTTAACTCTGCCTCACGACCAGGTTCTGGTTGAATTTCACCGTAATGAGTTTCTTTTGTACCTAAGTAACTCAAGACAGCATCATCAACCATATTATAAAGATGCTCCCAAGTTAAAGTGTTCCTCAAACCAGTTGCAATACGATCAATATCACCTCCATCTAAATACTCACCATCAACTACTTTTTCTGAATAATCCTCATATTGAGAAATAAGTTTCGCTCTGATCTCTACCAACTCATTAAGATTGATAGTGATCTTTATATCATCATAAATTGCCATAATAAAATTTTAATTTTAGAAATTTGGAACTCCTAAACCTACTCCAGATGGTATTGGTGTAGATGCTTGATCATCAGGAGGTGCAAGGTCAGGTCTTCCTACAGGAAGTTCAGGTGTTAATCCACCTCCCATTCCACTCATCACAGACTCAATTGCTGCTTCTTTGATGTCTTCAATAATTGCATCTTTGTTTACAAAGACATAAGTTCCTACTGCTATAATACCAGCGAGTGTTACTCCAGAGGCAACACTTATTGCATTAGCAATATCGTTAAATTTGAATTTCATACTTTCTTTCCAAGTAATTTTTATTTATCAAAATCACTTCCCTCTCCAAAATACTCAAGAGAAAGAATATCGTGATCATTACCAGTAGGTTGAATCCATTCTTTAAATTCCTGACGAATAGATTCAGCATCTTCTACATCTTCAACAGTTCCCAACCTACACAATACATCCATACGATGAATCGCATAATCATAACTATTCTTCAGTGTTTTTTCCAAAAGATCCATAATCTTTTTTCATATATCTTCCAAGGATATTACTATTGTAGTATGCTGGTTCTCCATTGTCAAGTGATTCTTGCAACACATTATTAAGAAATAATTGTTTTGTTTCCTCGTAGTTTACATCTCCGAGTCTGGTATGAAGGGATAAGATCTCTCGTTTGAACGCTGAGTTTCCAAGTATTTTTCGATCTGAATTAAGCTCTGTAGAGCTTCCATAGTATTTCTTCCAGTCACTTTCAGATGTAACCCTTCTCTTACCACCTCTAGGCTTACGTTTTTGTTTAAAATATTTTCTTCCGATATATCGTTTACCCGATTGCTTATTAGTAATACAGTAGACGAAACCGAAGAAATCGCCAATATCGTCAGAAGTGAAAGCTGTATCTTTGTAGTACCAGGGATTTTCATAATCTACTTCCATTTCATAATCTTAATTTCCTTTATTTAGATTCTGTATAATTTGTTTATGTCCAATATAAAGTTCTTGTTTAGTATCTTCCCATTTAGTTATAGGTATATGTGATATATGCTCATACTCTTCTGCTACCATTTTAGTATCAAACCATTTTAATCCATATAAAATTTGGATATAATTCACAGCATTAAACATTCCCCATCTATAAATTAGATCATCGGTTAATGGAAATCTTCTTTTCCAAAGATCTAATGATTTTTGTAAAGATGGTGTTATATTAAGATTATTTTTAATATCTCTCCAAAAAGGAGTATCTTCTTTTTTTGTAAGATAATGTGCCTGAACAAAATCAAATATGTTCTCAAATAAATCATTAACAATTTGATTACATTCATCAACACTATATGAGGGAAAATAATGAACAAATATAAACATTTGTTGTATGGCACTACCTATAGCAGTTGCTTCTAAAGGTTCTACAAAACTTTGTGATAATCCTACAGCGTAACAATTTTTATACCAAGCTCTTTCTAATCTACCAGGATCAAATTTAAATACTTTAGCAACTTCTAATTTTTGATCATATGCGATCTCCATTTCTTTATGTGCTTTATCATAATCAATATATTTGTCACAAAAAACATATCCATTGCCAGTTCTGCCTTGAGTTGGAATCTGCCAACTCCAACCATAATCCCTAGCAGTTGCTTTCGTATACATGTTATATTCATCCATATCATCAGTAGCAAAAGAAATTGCAGAATTAAGAGGTAAATATTCTGAATATGATTTCCAATTTATATCTAATGCCTTATTCAATAACAATCTAGAAAAACCAGAACAATCAATAAAAAAATCTGCATTATATTTTTTACTTCCATTAACCGATGTTATATTCCCACTCTCAGAATCAATATCAACAGATTCTATATCATCTTCAATAATTAGAATATTTCTGCTTCTGCATATCTTTTCTAAAAATTTATTTAATGCTTGTGTATCAAAATGAAACTGATTAGTTGGTGAAGTATTTAAATCATTTAATGATTTAATAGGAATTTGATTTTTAAGAGCAGCCCAATGAGTCATTTCATAATTTGGTCTATTATTTGCAACAATATTCTGCATATAAGGAAGATGATCTCCTACTGCAGCAGCACAATTAAATACATTTACACTATGCAGATAATTTTCTGATGCCCAATTTTCAAAATAAACCCCATTTTTAAAAGTAGACTTTGCTTCAAGAATTAATTCTAATATAGGTATATTACAGTACCTACAAAAGTCCGCAAAGTGTTCAGAAGAACTTTCACCTACACCAATAGTTCCAATATCTTTAGATTTAATTATTCTTACTTCTTTATTTGGAAATGATCGTTTAAACAACAACGCTGATACATATCCAGCATTACCACCACCAACTACAATAATATTATCAATCATCATAGAATTAATTACATCATGTATATAGATAAATATATTATAACAGATTTATCCTAATGGCAGTCTACGTAAATAATTTTACTATTGAAACTGGAGCATACTTTTCAAGAGATTTTTACTTGGATAACTCTGATGGAACTTCATTAAATCTAACTGGTTATAGTGCAAAATCACATTTAAGAAAGCATCCAGAAAGTGTGAATGCAACTTCAATATTTAATGTTGGATTTATCAATAGAGAAGATGGTCATATTAGAGTTTCTTTGGCAACAACTGCAACTAAAGAAATAAAGCCAGGTAGATATGTTTATGATGTGTTATTTACAGATCCATCAGATAAAAAAAGTATTGTAATAGAAGGTCAGGTTCTTGCCACTCAAGATATTTCACCTCAACTTGTCATAATAAATTATGATAATGAACAAGTAGGTGTTATCAATGAGAATAGTGCAGGTGTAATAACCTACGATCAAGTAAGTTCATATGGTGTAGTTCATATTGGAGTCACATACAATCAATGTAGTGGATTTTCATCCTCATATCCTGAAGATAATCCACCTGTTATATCTGGTCATCTTCTTGATGATCTTAGGGATACCTCAAATGGTAAATTAGACAAATTAAAAACTTATATGAACAATGGTGGTGTTGTATGGTTTAATGGAGAATGGTGGAATGGAAGTGCAAATGGAAATTCTTGTTCACATAAAGATAATATAAATGAAATTCTAACTTTACTTGAATCTGAAATAAGAGCAGTTGATGATCTAGGATATCAAGGTAATTCTGAATTATCATCAAATACTGTTGTACAAAATTCTGGTCTTCCAGCAACACAAACTCAAGATGCTACTGTAATATTCACAGGGGGAACTCCTGTATATGTAACAAGGGCTTCATATGGAGAATCTCCACCTCTAACAATCACTGCATATGAAAAAATAGGTTCTGGTATATTATATGTAAGTGGAGATAGTAATACCGCATTTAACTATGGGTATGAGGGATATGAAAAAAATATTTACAATGGACTCAGATACTTAGTAATAAATAGTTAAAAAGATATATGTCAGCCTACGTTCACAATTTAACAATCCTTGGAGGTGCAGATTTTAACCAAGAGTATGATATGCTC